CCTCCTTGCTCAGTTCGTGATCAACCTTAATCCCAGTAGCACTCTTCAATCTTTTGAATAAAGAGGGCTTTCTTCCAGAATTGATAGGTTGATCAGTCTTACTGAATCGGTGGCCAATCTTATTTCCAGCTTGAAATACCATTAGTTGATTTTTCGTTGATTTGATTAATGCGTTTGTGGAACACACTACATAAGTAAAAAAAGATCAGATAGGAATCCATCTGATCCAATTCTTATTATTTATCCTTGTTCTGGCTTTCGTACTTATGGAGATACCATTCCATCAAGCTGTCACCCAATTCTTCATAAGCATCAAGTTGCTCCATTAAAGCATCAGCCTTGGCAATTACACTATTCATTGCCTTGGCTTCTTCTGCCGTTGCCGTCATAGGCTCAAATTCACGTGATACATTTTTTTTAAGCATCTCCAGTTCAAGAGGAGATAATTCAATTTTTGCTTCCATTTTAGTTTTTTATTTAGTTTGTTATTTAATTTATTAATTTGTACAAATATACGCTTATAGTTTGTAACTATGTGCTATTGAGATTGCTTTTCTTGTATATTTATCTGATTTGCCATGCACACCTTTTGTTACAACCTCGGCCCAAAATTCATCCACATTTGATTTGCCATAGGATCCATAGCCCTGCTTTTTTTTATCTTTTGACCATTTCTTATAGAGACTTGAAATTTCTTTGCCTGCTGCCTTATATTTAGGAGCATCATAAGCACTCGTCCATGTGGCATGTGCAAGTTCATGCGTCAATGTATGCTGAATAGGTCTGTTAGTTTTATTCTTGAAACCAGTATCATAATTCTGCTTTCTATAATCTGCTTCAATCTTATTTCTGCTTTGATTAAATAAAGACTTGCTCAGATAAATACCTTGAGATCCATTGCTATTTAGAAAAGTCACACCATACGCTCCAGGTGTATCAGCAACCCTAATAGTCCTTTCCCTAACACCCATCACTTTCTCATATCTGGAAATAGCTCTATTAAGCTGCTTCGTCACTTCCCTATGCTTCAATGAATCCAAACTTTCAGAGCTTGATTGCACTGTTGCAGTCTGCTTAGCTGTGAGCTTCTTACCAGTCGATGTAACACCAACCATTGTAGCTCCAACTTTTGAATATCCATTTACGCCACCACTGTTACGTCCCATAATTATTATTATTTATTTCCATTTACCTACTTTCATAAGACTTTCTTTAACACGTTGAGCAATGTTATATTGAGCCTCTTTTTTAGCAATATCTTGAAAAATATTTTTTACAGTCATAAAATTGAATGATTTGATAGTTTTATTTGGTAGTTTGTGCGCTTTAACTGCTTTCGGATCGTAAATTGCATAACTAAAATCTTTTATCAAAGTTTTGTCTTTTCTTGCTTTCTTTAAAGATTTATATATCTCTCCACTTGCATCAAATTTTTCGCCTAACGTCATTTTCGTTTCTTGTATTACTTTCTAACGTTGTTTGCTTGTGTATGCTTCCCTTTAAAGCAGTGTTATATTTATGTTCTAAAAGTGTTTTATTTTCCTCGTAGATAAAATTGTAATTTTTGGAAAGTGATGAAACATCATGTCTCCCTAAAAGAGGAATCTCTTTTATTTCTGGGAATTTTTTTGATATTTTTTTCATATCGACACTTCCATCTTTAACTAATCCATTTCCACCACCAATATTTCTTGTTGATGCCATAACACCACCGCTATTTCGTCCCATATCTGTAATTTTTAATATTAAACTTCAACTCCATACATACGTTTTGCGCTACCCTTAATCTGATCAATCCTCTTTTTGTATGATTGCGGTGTGGTTTCGCCATTGCTTTTCATCTTTTGTGCAGCGTACTTATTGGCAAGTGCTTTGCTGAACCCTGGATTATCCTTTTGAAAAGACTTAACGAAAAAATTAAAATCATCAATAGAAGCATTCATTTTCTTCTCAAGATCCTTAACCAAATTGGCAATGTGCTTTACCTCCTTAGTTTTCACTCTGCTGGATTTCATAACCCCACTGCTATTGCGTCCCATTATTTTGATCCTTTAATTGGACGTGTTGATAATTGTCCACTGGAAAATAATTTATATGCTTTTGATATGGTAAATCCTCCAGTTCCTTTATGACCTTTTGCCGTATAATAATGATAGTCCACGGCATCTGAATAGGGATTAAATTCTGGCCTAAACATTCCATTTTTCTGTTTTCCGTTCACACTTATACTTCCATATAAATTTGGCTTTTTCTTCAAAAATTCAGTATAAGACTTTTTCAGTCTTACATCATTCCGCATTACACCACCAGAATTACGTCCCATGACTAAATCTTTTTAGCGTTAATAAAATCCGTTACATACAACAGTGAATTATCCCTACAAAACGCCTGGATCTCTTCACCGCCACCATACACACAAAGATTAGGCTTATCCAGCCCACTAATTTCTTTTGCTACTTGCAAATCACTTCTTAAACTCTCCATCCATCCGTCAAGTCCACGAGTGAAGAATGCGTTATAACCCTTGGGCACGCCCATCTTATTATATTCAATAAATTTATGGGAAACATTCAAATCCACATACACATTTATGTCACATTCCTGGAGATACCTTGATAAAAAACGCTTTTTGTATAGCATCTGTAATCCCCATGCTATAGGTGTTTGATCATGTAAGCTACAGTTAGGCTCTACAACGGCTTTGCAGCCACTTGTAAGCAGCTTAATCGGATCTTTGAAAAGTGCATCAAATCTATAATCATCCACATAGAAATGATATGTTGATACATCTTTCCTCAGTCTGCTATTGGCTCCCCATGGCGAGAATGGCAATTCCAAATGACCAGCCTGGTGTTCCAGCATAAGATTGGGAATGTCGAAAATGTTATCAGAGTCATAAAGCACGTCTTTCCACATAGATTTGTAAAAAGCCTCTTTCTCATTTTCTTCTTCATCATCATCATCTTCTTCCAGACCTTTTTTAGTATTCTTCTTCTTTGATTTACCAGGATCAGAATCAAGATCAAATGCCAGTCCCATATTGTCAAAGTCAACGCCCTCGAATGGAGCCTTATTCATTTTCTTGGTATCCCAGTCACCATTATTGATGTTATCTCTGAAAATTATCTCATTCTCTTCATCAACTGTCAGATTGTGATATAGGATTGTAGGTACAACTTCCAGGTGATTATATTTGGCTGCTTTCAATCTTTGGTTGCCTGCTATGATTACAAGGTCGCCAGTACGATCTGATAAGGCAATAGGCCTATGTATCCAGAATCCGTTAGTCTTAATGGAATCACATAGCCGAGCGAAATCAGTCTTGGTAATCTTTCTGGGATTACATTTCAATAATACCAGATCAGCTACTTTGCGGAATTCTATATTCTTATCATTTCCCATTGCCATCCTTTCTTTTGCAGCCACGTACAAATTCAGCATATCTGGCAATCCATCCATGCTTTTTATTGGTTGTGTAGATCAGCTTATGCCCATCTTCCAGGTATCCTACAGCGTAAAACTTTCCTATATAGTCAATTGGCAACAGTAGTTGGCCATAAATGTCGAATCCATGTGAATACTGCTTCGATATAGTAGCCGTTCTATTATAGGATCCATCCATGTATATCACTACATTTCCACCCTGCTTTAATGTAGCAACTGGATAGAAATACGGTGATAGCTTAATCGCCATGAATAATGCAGCGACTATAACAGCCAATATCAAAATGATTTTAATCATTTAATAATGAATTTACTTAGTAAATGCAAAGTTAATAAAGTGCGTTTATCGAACACACTAAAATATGGGAAATTTTCTAAAATCCAAACACAAGTCCAGCAGCGTCCCTGCCATGCTCATTTGATCGTCCGTGCCACCCAGTTATGCGGTTGAAATAGTCAGCTTTTAGTTTCGTTACATTGTATCGTGGTGCCACCATCTCAAATTGAACACCAAGATCAGTAAGAAAATCCTCCCAGATGCTGGAATCACGTTTGACTGAACCAACGCCCTGGAGCTTTTCTCGCTCCTTTTCTCGTGTCATTTTTTCAGTTCCAAACCATTTGCGCTGTCTGGCATCTTCAACCCTAATCTTTATACCGTCAAGATCTTTGTGCACTTTGTAGAGATCCGATACACATTTCATTGCCTGGTGTATCATCATGCTTCCAACTTCAACAAGTTTCCTGGTCTTTGTATCATAAATTGCAAATCCAGTATCAACTCCAGTATCAATTCCTACTAATATCATCAGAATAATTTTAATTGTCGTTTATATTCAATAAACCGCTTCTTAGCAGCTTCATAGTATTCTGGATCCAATTCAATGGCAGTAAGACTATAACCAAGTTCATCACATGCTATATTGATGGATCCAGATCCGTTGTGTGTATCAAGGATTGTATCACCTGGCTTTGCGTAATTCTTCAAAAGCCATTCGTAAAGTGCTACTGGTTTTTGAGTAGGGTGAATCCTTACTTCTTTTGCAGTCTCTTTCCTGGCACTGTATCTGAAAATCTTAGCACTTTTGTTGAAAGACGTAAGGGCTAATTCGCACATTGCGAAACTTATCTTTTCTGGCTGCTCCTTGCCCCATACAATCCAGCTTCTGGAATCATAAGGAATGCGACTTATAAAGTGGTTTGCCCCCCAAATAATGAAATTGTCAGCAACCCTCTTCAATTCCTTGAAGTATGTTACTGGTGGTGGTTCTTTATCCCATTCCTTATAAGATCTTCCATGCTCCTTGCATATCCTACCACTTGAATTAATGTCTATTCCGTATGGAGGATCAACAATTGCAAGATTAAATGAATGATCTGGCATATCATAAAGCACATCCATGCAATCAGCATTTATCATTCTTACGGTTCCAATTACATCCTCTTTCATTTCTTTGCATCCATTTCTAATCGTGCAATGGTTTCCAAATTTTTCAAATCTCTTTTTAGTTTTACCATTTGCTCATCCATAACAGCAACGCCAAGTTCTGGAGAAATGTCAAATATTCGCATAGAACTACAACAATCTCCAAAATCTGGTACACCCAACTGTAAGCCTTTCCCAAATTTTCCAAATCCATTATCATTTTTGGGAATTGGATCGCTGTTTAGATTTTTTTCTTCATACTCTCTAACACGCTTAATTTCTTCAAGCATCTCTGCTTTTGTCTTGTCGATAGCTTCAATTTGCTGATAGCAATTGAATATCTGTCTTGCTGTTTCTTTACTTATCATTTTTATTTTCCTCCTCGTTTTTATCATAATTAGGTAGCTGAAATAATTGAACTAAATTTTTGCTTAGTCTTTCAGCACGATCCTGGAATAGCATAGCCATTAGGAAATCATCTGGAATATATTTATCTCTTATCGCTTGTATCAATGGTAAACCGATAGGATTTTCTGATCTTATTGATAATCGCCAAAGCCCATTCTCACATATCTCAACATGCACCATTGCACAGCTGAATAAGAAAAATCCTTTACGATATTCGCCATAATCATCAGTAGCGACTGGATCACTTTTAGCCGATGAAACCAAAGCATTCCATAGCTTTGACTGGTTTGGCTTGATTTTCTTCTTCCAATATGGAGGAATTTCAAAACTCCTTTTACTCGTTTCATACTTGTTGCTGTCAGCAACTTGTTTGTTTTGGGTTGCCTCGGATACTTTCTGGGCTTCCATTTGTTTTTTGTCTAAAATCATAACTATTATTTATTATCTATTGTCACCGTTACCATGTAGTGTGTTGCGTTCAATTCTCGAATTAAGTTTATCCACATTCATCTGCGCAACGTCAGATAGCTTAAAACCCATTTCATGCGATAGAACTGCCAAGTTCCATAAAACATCACCAAGCTCTTTTGCTATTTCCTCTGCTTTATCATGTGTGAATATTCCCTTATTGTCCCTATATACTTTCTTTACTTTCTCGGCAACTTCACCGCTTTCACCACATAATCCCATTGTGGGATAATTTATTTTCATGCTTCCGGATAACTTTGCAGTTTCCATGGCAAACATTTGATATACATCAAATTCTTTCATTTTCGTTTTATAAGTATCCATCATCAATAGATGTAACTTATAACAAGTTTCTTTACTGCCTCTAATCACGCCAAAAACATATATTATATATGATATTATAATGATTGATAAGGCAAACAGTATAATTTTTATCATAATTGCTACTTATTGATTTTTAATTGCTTCATTGCATTTTCCAGACTTCCAGTCAATTCCAATGCAACTTCAAGTTTCCTTACATTAATGAAATCACCAGCACCCATAAACGCTTCAATGGATCTTAGGGCTTGAATGATTTTCTTTGCCTCTTTAACTTCTTTCTGGATTGCATTGATCTCTTTATTAGTAACTTTTTTGCCAGCTTGTGCCGATTGAACGGCTGTTTCGACTGCTTCAATTTGGGCATCCCTATCTGTTATATCTTTGGCAATGTCCCTGGCAGCATGTGCAGATATTTGATTGTTAATAATACGTTGCTGTATATCCTCTGGCAGATCCACCAATTTTAGGCATTTGCATACGAATGCTGCCGATTTTCTGAATTTTTCAGCTATAACATTTTGGCTGTATCCATATTCATCCCTAAACCGCTTGAACATAATACCACATTCAATTTCAGAAAAACGCTTGCCCTCATTTCGCATCATCTGCTGTATCATTAATTCTTCCTGGCTTTCGTCCTTTGGAATGAATAAAGCCTTTATCCTGGGTATATCAGCACCCTCTGCTATAGCTGCCAGTGTAGCACGCAACCGCCTTTCACCGTCAACCAGCTTATACTTTTCAGTTCCATCATCAGCTTTGAATTTGATAACTGAAATCGGATTAAGAACGCCTTTTGCCTTGATTTGCTCTTTAAGCTCGTCAAGATCAAAATCTCTACGAACATTGAAATTATCCATGATTACCACATTACGTGGATCAATATTGTATATGTCCGTTCTTTTTGTCAAATTGATATTTTCCATAACTAATATCCGAATATTTTCTTGAACACTTTATTGAGACTTCCAGCAAGCACTTCATTGCCTTTAGTGGCTGTAATCTTAGATCCTACAATAATCACTTCATAGCCTCTTTCCTTAATTCTATGAATTTTGTAATCTCTGTTCATCATAATCTTACCCTCCATATCTGAAATCTGTAAACTGAATGCAAGCACCCTCATAATCATGGTTTCCAGCACCGAAAAACCAATCAATAAAATCAAGTAAACTTAATCCATCATTCTTACACACTTCCTGGACTGGGATTAATTTACCGTCAATCCACACTTTAGGTTCTACATCATTAATTGCATATATCATTTTGACTTTCTGCAGTCCAATTTTGTGAATTTGCCTTATCTCAATTTGAGGTGAATAGTAAGGCTTTCCACTCCATTCCCTAATTGATAAAAACATTCTGCCATTATTGATAGCTTGCATCTTTTTAGCCCACCATTCGTAATTGGCACGGATGGTATGAATCTTTGTGCCATTTCCCAGCTTATCACGGAAACCAGTAGGCTCTCCATTTCTGTTATGTGTTGCTGGAAACACTTTTGATAGTGTTATAATCGCTTTTTTTACTTTCTTATCCATTGTAATACGTGTTTATTGAACACACTTTTTATTAAAAAAATAACCAGGTGAATTATTTACGTCTGGATCCTCCATGCAATTCAATTACATTGAAAGACTTGAACCTATCAACTAAACGGCCCTCAAAGCGTGTTTTTAGTTCGTTCACGCTTAGATTGCTTGTAATGTGATACCTTTTACCATATTGCTGATATATTTCGTATCTGGCAAAAAGGAACTCATCAGTTACCTGGGTTAATGTAGTACCGAAACTCTTTTGATTTTCTGTTAATAGTCCCAGATCATTCAAGCATACATTGTAAGGTGTGCCCTCACTTGCTTTTGGATCTTCAAGCTCGTTGAAAGTATATTTATCAATGTGGTTGTGGATCTTATAATAGTTCATCATCTGAGTTACGCTGATATTTCTAAAATAGTTATCATTCCTGGTAGCTCTTAGATAATCAGAGAATATCTGCATCAGCATAGTTTTGCCAGTACCAGGCTCACCAATCAAAAGCAGATTTTTCCAGATCTTATAGTGCTCATCTGGAAATACATTTTCAGCCAATTGGCAGCCGTTGAAATAATATGTGAGAAACTGTATCACTTTTCGGTTATAATCATCTACCTGGAACTCGCTAAATTCTCTGAGCATATAACTATTGCCAATGCCTATGATCATATTGCTGTGGATCCTATATTGATCCTCATCCTCCAGGTCATACTTAAAACCTCTCAGTGTAATCTTTCTGTGTTTCTGTACTTCTGCCATAGCTTGTTCCTTGGTCAGTTTGTAACGCTGATCCTGGAACTCCTTGATTATTTTGAGAGCTTGATTTTCTGTCATAATTTTGCCATTTAATTCCATTTTTCTGTAATTCTTCGTTATATCTATCTACAACCCAATTAAGAATTGCGAGATAATCTGATTTATACTTTTTACCGCTGGAACCCTTATAATTACTTAGGATTTCTATCATGCGTTTTGCGCTATCTACCGAATATTTCGTGCACAATTTCGCATATTCATCCTTGGTCAGTGAAACGTAATCAGCGTATTTGTACTTTTTAGCTTTTTCAGCTTCTATTTTCTGCTTATCAGTCAAATCTGGAGCTTGTACTTCTTTCGTTCTTGCAGTCATTAATCTGGCCGTCTTCTTACCGCCAATTAAACCTGCTCTGGATCGTTTCTGCCTAATATCTTCGTCACGTACCATGCGTCTGGAATAGATAGCACCATCAGTATCACGGATAGCACAAACACCATTATCAATTAGTACATCCAGCCATTTATCCGAATTGGAACAATCCTTACCAATCATTCTAATAATTTCATTTTTGGAATATGGATGATGATTTGGCTTTACCATAACGCCTCGCTCCACACTTTCCCACATATAGCATATCATATCGAACCACAAGCCTCTTACGTCTGGTGGCAGCACCTTAACCTCTGGGCATTTAAGCCAGTCACCGACATAAAAGGGCATCGCTGGTAGATTTAATTTTGTGGCCATATTAGTGGTTTTATATTCAAGGGTGGTATTGTCCACCCTTGAACTGATTAAGCCTACACTTCCATTATTACAATACCTGGAGCTATTGATCTGATCTGATTGAGCACATCATCAATACATTTATCTCGATATTGTTCTACAATTTCATTTGCGCCTGGAGATACAAGCTGGAGATATACATCATTATCCTTGAGATAGTGATCGAATTCGATTTCAATGCGCTGCTTTGGCGTTCCTTTGAAAATCGCTATGTTCACAACAAAACTCTTAGGCAAATTGCTTTCAACTTCACTCTTGTACACCTCGGCAACGCTGCCAGATGGATCTTTCATCTTCTGGATTTCCGCTTTGGCTTTTGCAGTGAAATTCTTTAGCTTGCTAACAA